ACGACTGCTCGCAACAGAGAACCTGATTGTAGAGCACCGTAGAGTCGCTACAGCGTCCTTTGATGTGGATCGCCGTGTGTTGACCCTCCCTAACTGGGACAAGGCATCTAGCACCGTATACGATATGCTGGTGGGTCATGAGGTAGGTCATGCTCTCTTTACTCCCAATAAAGATTGGCGCGATGTTGTAGATTGTCCTAAGGACTTTGTTAATGTGATTGAGGATGCTCGTATTGAGAAACTCATGAAACGTAAGTATCCTGGTTTGCGTAAGTCTTTTGCTGGTGGATACAAAGAATTAAATGAAGCTGATTTCTTTAGCATCGATGGAGAAGATTTTAATACTTTTAGTTTGATTGACCGTATCAATCTTCACTTCAAGATTGGTGCTAGTGCTATGGTTCCTTTCTCTATTGAGGAACAATTGTTCGTTGCTCGTACTGATGTTGCTGAGACTTTTGAAGAAGTCTTGCAAATTGCTATAGATGTTTTTAACTTCAGCAAGCAAGAACAAGAAGAAGAGCAGGAAGAAACCCCACAAGAAATGCCTGCTAATGAAACTTCATCAGCATCACAGGAAGATGTAGAGCAGCAAGAAACAGATAATCAAGAACAACCTAAACAGGAAAATACTACTAGTAGTGGTCAAGAGCAATCTGGTATTGGAGAGGAAGATGAAGAAGAATCTGAAGAAGGTTCTAAGACACAAGATAGTTTTAATGAGGCAGCAAGAGGGTTAACCGATCGCTACTCCAATGATCCTGTATACGTAGAGATTCCTGACAGTGTGGATCTCCCCACGTTTGTTGCTGATTGGACTGAAGTTCATGACTGGATTGATGAGTATCGTAATAACTTCCTTGGCAAGAATGAAGGAGACGATTATTACAATCCTTATGAAACTGTAGATAAATCTTACGTAGAGTTTCGTAAGCAATCGCAGAAAGAGGTAAATTATCTTGTTAAGGAATTTGAATGTCGTAAGTCTGCTGACGCTTATGCTCGTGCTGGTCAATCTAAGACTGGTGTGCTTGATACTTCTAAGCTTCATACTTATAAGTACAACGAAGATCTTTTCAAAAAAGTAACTGTAATTCCTGATGGTAAGAATCATGGTTTGATATTCTTGCTTGACTGGTCTGGTTCTATGCAAAATGAAATTCTTTCTACAGTAAAACAGTTGTTGAATCTGACTGCTTTCTGTAAGAAAGTTCAGATCCCGTTTGAGGTGTATGCTTTTACGAATGAGTTTTATACTGTTCGACGTATCAAGAACGGTGTTAATGAATACGTTTCCAATAACGAGTATTTTGAAAAAAATGGTTGTATGGAAGGTAAGATCTTTTTGCCAAAAGATATGTTTCACTTGATGAACTTTGTTTCCTCTCGCTCTAACTCTAAAGACTATGAGCGTATGTGTTTAAACTTGTATCGTGAGGCATATATTTTTGTGTATGCTTGTTCGTATCAATCCACCATTGGCATTGGTCTTTCTGGCACTCCTTTGAATGAGGGTATTGTTATGTTGAATTATATTATCCCTCAATTCAAAAAACAAAATGATCTTCAAAAAGTAAACGTGTGTGTTCTGTCTGACGGAGAAGCATGTCAGTCTTCTTATGGTCGTGAACTTTACAGCGATCATAAAGATGAATTTTATATTCGTCCACGTCGCCTTGATTACAGATCAGTTTTACGAGATCGCACCACCGGTCGTGTTTATGCTATGAATGATACTTGGTCTGATATGACTAATATTTTTATCCAACAATTGCGTGATCGTAATCCTGGTGTAAACGTTCTTGGTTTTCGTATTATGTCTAGTGGTGGTCTTAGTAACTTTGTTTCTATCTACGGTAATATTTCTTACTACGATCAAGTACAGAAGCAATGGAGAAAATCTAAATCTGCTGTGGTCCCTTTCCCTAAAAGTTACACTGCTCTGTATGTGATTAGTAATAATGCTGTAGAATCTGATGTAGATTTTGATGTTGAGACTGGTGCTAAGAAAGGTGAGATTTCTCGTGCCTTTAAAAAGATGCTTGGATCCAAATCTGCTAACAAGAAACTACTAAATTCCTTCATCGAGTATGTCGCTTGATGAACCGTCCACTCTGCCCCTGACTCTGCCCCACTCTGCCCTATAATAACTACATCAACGAAACGAACCATGCCTGCCAAACTCGATCTCACTACAACTCAACTCGCTTCTTTCCTATCAGAAAATTTTGGCAACGATGTCAATGCCGAGCACGTTCGTTCTGCCTGTGATCACTTTGGTATCACCTATGCTACTGCTACCAAGCGTCTGCGTGATTTCTATGTCAAGCGTGGCACTTGGAACCTGACAGTTCAAGAGCGTCTTGAGCAAACCTACGAATCACCTGCTGCTATTCCAGTTGCTGATAGCAACGATGAGAACCTTGTTCCCATGAAGGACGAGAACTATGTTCCATTTGGAAACTTTGCTGATGTGAAGAAGATCATTCAATCCAAGATTTTCTACCCTACTTTTATTACTGGTCTGTCTGGTAATGGCAAGACTTTCTCTGTCGAGCAAGCATGTGCTGCTCTAAATAGAGAACTTATTCGCGTGAACATTACCATTGAAACCGACGAGGATGATCTTATTGGTGGTTTCCGTCTTGTTAACGGCGAAACTGTTTGGCATAATGGTCCTGTCATCGAAGCTTTGGAGCGTGGAGCTGTGTTGCTTCTAGATGAAGTTGACTTGGCATCCAATAAGATCCTTTGTCTTCAGTCTGTTTTAGAAGGTAAGGGTGTATTCTTGAAGAAGACTGGTCGTTATGTACAACCCAAAGCAGGTTTCAATGTCGTTGCTACTGCTAATACTAAAGGTAAAGGTTCTGAAGATGGTCGCTTTATTGGCACTAACGTTCTGAACGAAGCATTTCTTGAGCGTTTTGCTTTGACCTTTGAGCAAGAGTATCCTACTCCTGCTACTGAGAGCAAGATTCTGCTACGTGTTGCTGCTTCTGTAGGTAAGCATGACGAAGACTTCTGTAAGAATCTTGCTAACTGGGCAGACATTATTCGTAAGACATTTGCTGATGGTGGTATCGATGAGGTTATTTCTACCCGTCGTCTGGTCCACATCATTCGTGCTTATGCTATCTGGAGTGATCGTATGAAGGCGATCAAGGTATGTGTAAATCGTTTCGATGATGAGACTCGTCAATCATTCATCGAATTGTATGATAAGATTGATGCTGACGTTCAAACTGAGGAGGAGGAAAATGCATCATACTAAACAACTTCATGGATACGTAAACAACCTTGCCATCATCGAAGATGGTGAGGATCGTAAAACTGTAAAAATTATGGGTGGCAATGGTTTGAAGTTGTTTGTCAAAGACCTTGACGGCAAGGTTCAAGAGTGCTACCATAGTAATCTACGCTTAATCTGGGATAACTGAATGGCGAAAAAATACAATGAAGATGCTCTGTTGAAAGAGCTGAGTGATTACATTGCTGGAACTTATGGACAACACTATTCTGCTGGTAACGACAGCATTCAAACGTTAGATCTAATTGAAGCATGTGGAGACGCTGAGGCATTCTGCCGTAGCAACATCCTCAAGTATGCTTCACGCTACGATCGTAAGGGCACTGCCCGTCGTGATATCATTAAGATCCTTCACTACGCATTGCTGCTGCTCCACTTCTCTGACAAATCTCAAACCACGGAAATCTACAATCAATGAGTAAAGTTATTCTTTCTAGAAAAACACTAGATGTTCTCAAAAACTTCAGCACTATCAATTCCTCTATTGTCTTCCGTAAAGGATCCACGGTTAGAACTATCTCTAATGCAGAGAACATCCTCGCAAAGTTTACTGGCGAGGAAGTCTTTCCAGTTGACTTCGCTATCTATGATCTTAGTCAGTTCCTTTCTGGGATCTCTTTGTTTAGCGACCCTCAGCTTGAGTTTGACAACGAAAATTTTGTCAGCATCCGTGGCGGTCGTCAGTCTGCTCGCTATTTCTTTTCTGACCCAGAGATTACGCTCAAGTCTGCTCCAGAAAAAAATGTAAAGTTTCCTGGTTCTGATCTTCAGTTCAATCTGACTGGTGAAGATTTGATTGCTCTACAGAAAGCATCTGCTGTCTACAGTCTTCCTGATCTTACCTTCCAATCAATCGAAGGTCATGATGAGATTAAACTTATCCTCAGGGACAAAGAGAATGATACCAGTAATACTTACGATATCACCGTGGCAGGTTCTACTACTGGCACCTATACTCTTGATCTTAAGATTGAAAACATTCGTCTTCTCCCTGGTGACTACACTGTCAAAGTCTCTCAACACCTCATTTCTGAGTGGACTAATGTAAACACTGACCTGACTTACTACATCGCATTGGAACCTTGAGGTTACACAAAGTTTTTTATGTTCCTATCTTTACATTCAGGTTTAACAAACATAGCGACTATCAATTTTCTAATTTAGAAAAAAATGATAGTCGTCCTAGAGGATGGACAACTCCATTGAACTCTACGTTTCCTGCTATACAAGATAACGATCCTCTTGTCTCTCCAGATGTTAGAGATAATATGATGAGTGATTTAAAGGAACAGATTAAAAAACTTTTCTATATGCATGGCATACCGGATAAGTTTAACTTTGTTGATTTCTGGTATAATTCATACCATGAAAACCAAGGACAGGAACAACATACACATTTGACTGGTTGTATGTCTGTCACTCCGTACTGGTGTGGAATCTATTACAACAAAGGGTTTACACCAACTACATTCTTTAGACCAGATTCAAACAATAAGGTTCACCAATTTCCTTACAATGGACCTGACTTTAGAGAATACTTTGCTGACACTTTACAACCAAACTTATCAAATGGTGATGTAATTTTATTTCCACCATACTTAAAGCACTCAGTTGATTTACAAACCAGTGCTAGTATGAGATTGACTTTTTCTTTTAATTTACAATTACATAATGATTAAAGTCTATGACAATTTTTTACCACAACCATACTTTGATTCTTTAAGAGATTTACTTACATCACCTAACTTTGCTTGGAATTTCTTTCCTAACATTACTGCGATGAAAGAACTTTCAGATGATAATTCGTATGGTTTTAGTTTCACAATTTTTAATTCTATACAAAAATATAGTATTCGGGAAACTAAAGAATCGTGGATAACTTTACCTGCTCTTTTTTCTATTCAGGAAAAAGTTAAATGTAAAACTATTGTTCGTGCCAGGTATGATTTGACTACATACAATCCATCAAATTATAGACACCCATATCACATTGATATGAATCATCATAGTTTTGTTTCGGCAATTCTTTATATGAATGAGAGTGATGGCAATACTTTAATTTACGATAAGAAAGTTGTAAATGCCAATGACATAGATTACACAAAAAATTATGAGATCAAGAAATCTATTGACCCTTTGCCAAATCGTCTGCTAGTATTTGATGGGAACTATGTTCATACAGGACATTCTCCGTCAA